CATACTGATGTTGATGCAACGGATTACTTTTCCAATGGGGCTGATTTGGGTCTCAAAGAAGACGATCTAATGTTCGTAATTGATACGGCAACACCTACCGCTACAATGCACCAAGTGGCTTCGTCCACTACAATCACGGCTGCAACGCTAGCATAACGACAACGGCGGGGGCTTCATTCGAGGCCTCCGCTATTCATTCATTTAAGGAGCCAAGCTATGGAAGCGACTACAGTTAAACCAACAAACAAAGCCGGACCCAAAGCGGTTGCGGTTGAACCAAAAATTCCAGAACACACAATGACGCCACTCTTGCCGGGCAGTATGTCCTTTGCAGAGTTTACAATCGTTCATCGTTCTATCTCTCCAAAGGCAGGCACCCCGTTTGAGGATGTGCTGGACCCTAAATACTGGGTTCATGTTGCCAAGGAGCTTAAACCTACCGAGCAAATCACAGTCAACCCTGAGGATGGGGCTTATTGGGCTGAGTTGCTCGTTGTGAACACCAATACTGGCGAAGCTAAAGTGAAGGTGATCAACCATCTAGACCTTGAAGCTGAAGCTTCTGTTGGTGGCATTGAATATGAAGGCTACTCTGTAAAATGGGCGGGCCGCGCTAAGTTTCGTGTGATCCATGAAGACGGCACAGTCATCCAATCTGGCTTCACGAATAAGGCAGAAGCAGAGATTGCTTTGATCAACCACGTTAGAAACAAGAGAAACTAAATGGCCACTCAACTTGAGCACTACAACGCAGCGTTGGAGATTCTAGGGGAAACACCCTTAGCGTCTCTAACTGAGGCCCGGAAGCCCCGATATGATCTTGATCGTGTTTGGGACCGGGGTTTTGTGGATCTAGTGCTCAGCGAGGGCTCTTGGAACTTTGCCTTGCGTACGTCAAAGATTAGCTTTGAGAGTGGGTTAGAGCCTGCTTTCGGGCATTCTTACGCCTTTACCAAGCCCTCTGACATTATGCGCCTTGAGGCTATCTCAGGCAATGAGCGGCTAGGTGATCCTCTGACAGATTATCGGACGGAAGCTGGTTATTGGTACGCTGATATTCCAGATATTTATGTCTCATATGTGAGTAATGGGGTTGATTATGGCGGGACTACCACCAATTGGCCCAAAACGTTTGATCGTTATGTTGATGCAGAGCTGGCTTTAGCTATTTGCAGAGCCACTTCTCAAAGCTCCACACTGTATGGCGAGGTTGCACAAATCCGTGGCAAGGCTCTATCTGATGCTAAGGCGCTGGATGGTATGGCAGAGGCACCTAAATTCTTCCCACAAGGACGCTTTGTTGGCGCTCGCCGCGGGTCTCGTATTGGTCGATTTGATTAGGGGTTATTCGTGAAAGCAAATCCAGCATTACTGGGCTTTAATCGTGGTGAGGTAAGCGCTCTAGCGTTAATGCGGACTGACTTGCAGGCGATGCAACTGTCAGCCGATACTCAAATCAATTGGATGCCTAGAAGCCTTGGCTCTATGTCGCTGCGTCCGGGCCTTGGGTATATTGGCTCAACGCGTAACAACGCCTATTCCCGGTTCCTCCCGTTTATTTTCACTGCCAGTGATACGGCGCTTATTGAGCTTTCATCTCAAGGGTATTTGATCCCGTGGGAAGATGAAGCAGTTCTACAGCGCGTATCCAACAGTACAGCCATCACGAATGGCGACTTTGACAGCAATGTAACCTCATGGACTGATGCCGATGATCTCGCCTGCACGTCTGAATGGAAAACGGGCGGCTATCTCTCTCTAATCTCCAATGGGTACAATAAAGCATCACGTTATCAATCGGTGAGCGTCTCCGGTGCGGATGATGAAAAGGTCCACGGTATTCGTGTGGTTGTACAGCAAGGGCCTGTAGATTTCGCTATTGGGTCAACATCATCTGGTGATGAGATTTTAGAGACTACATCTCTTGCCACTGGTACGCACTCCCTAGCTTTTACACCAAATAACACAACAATCTATATTCGGTTCACAACATCCAAGCGCTACCCGGTGCTAGTTGATAGCGTTGCTATTGAAGGCTCAGGTGATGTTGAGATTGGAACGGATTGGAACACAAACGCATTAGTTGATTCTGTCCGCTATACGGCCTCTGGGGCGGTTATTTTTGTTGCTAGCGACGGTACGTCACAAAAACGCATTGAACGGCGTGGCGCTGGCTCGTGGTCCCTTGTGGAGTATGAAACAAGCGACGGGCCATTTGATTTTATCAATACGTCCGCCATTACGCTAAGCCCTGATGTAATCTCAGGCGACTGTACCCTCACCGCGTCCGATAACTATTTCCGGGCTGGCCATGTTGGGTCTCTTGTTCGAATTTCATCTACAGGCCAAGAGGTGGCGCGCGACTTGGCGGGTGATGGGCAGTCTGTTAACTCCATTAGATCAACAGGTATTAAGGACGATAACAAATTCACCTACACTCTCTCAGGCACTTGGACTGCAACAATTAGCGTCGAGTATTCAATTGATGACGAGGAGTCTTGGGTCGAGAGTGTCGTCAAGACGGCTAACGGCACCTTTGGCTATGATCCTCCTTCTGAGTTTGACAACCTTGTCACGTTTTGGCGTCTTACAGTTAAGCCGGGGACTTACGTTTCTGGGGTTATTGAGACCTCAATTTCTCATGATAAAGGCGGGAGTATCGACGGGGTTTGCCGAATTACATCAATTGCCTCACCAACATCTGCGGAAGCTATCATCTTGCAAGACTTTGGGTCTTCAAATGCAACGCTTGATTGGTATCCCGGCGTTTGGTCTGGGGTGAACGGGTATCCCACGGCAACAGCTTTATTTGAAAGCCGCTTGTTCTGGGCTGGTCGGGGCAAGCTTTATGGCTCTGCGACTGACTTGTTTGCATCGTTTACAGATGAGAACCCAGACGAGTTTGACGCTCCTATTGATCGTAATATTGGTGAGGGGACAACTGAGGAAATCCGCTGGATGGCCACGCTTAACAGGCTCGTGATTGGGTCTGACGTGGCAGAGATTACAGCTAAATCATCCTCATTCGATGAGCCTATGACGCTGGCCAATCTTAACTTGAAGGCGGGTTCTACTGAAGGTTCTGCTGATGTTCAAGCGATTAAAGTTGATGACATGGGTGTGTTTGTTGGCAAGTGCGGCACTCGCCTATTTACTTTGAATTTCAATGGGGAAAGCAATAACTACATTGCAGATAATATCGCGCCCCTCAATCCAGACCTAAGCGGGCAGGTTATCAATCGCCTCGCTATTCAACGCCAGCCGGACAAGCGCGTCCACGCCATTCAAGATGACGGCATTGTGCGGGTTGTTGTTCTCGATAAGACTGAGGATGTAATCGCCCCAATTCGTGTGCAGGTTGGTGGTACAAATGTTGTGGTTGAAGATGTTATCGTCCTACCCGGCACGATTGAAGATAACACTTACTACGTGGTGAGCAGAACTGTTGACGGTGGCACGGTACGTTACCTAGAGAAGTTTGCGCTTGAGAGTGAGTGTATTGGCGGGGATATAACCAAATTAGCTGATTCCTTTGTCGTTTATGATGGGTCAACCACCTCCACAGCAACCGCTGCTCATTTAGCCAATCAGAGTGTTATTGTCTGGGCTGACGGGAAAGACCTTGGCACGTTCACGGCTGACGGTGGCGGGACTGTTGCTCTTGGGGAGTCTGTTTCTAAGTACGTGATCGGGCTCCCATACACAGCCGACTATAAGAGCCGGAAGCTTGTGGAAGGTGTCGCGCCGGGTCAATCGCACCTTAACCAACTCAAACGCGTTAACTATTTAGGTCTAAGTCTTTACAAAACCCACTATCAAGGGGTTGAGTATGGGCCGACCTTCGACAACTTAAGCCCGTTGAATTTGGTCGTTAATGGCGTTCCAACGGCTGCCGATACAGTGTGGGAAGAATTGGAGGAGGAGCAAATGTCCTTCTCTGGCGATTCCATCACTGACCCTAGGATCTGTTTACGGGCGACGGCTCCTCGTCCTGCGACGATTCTAGGGCTCTCAATAGGATACAAATTAAATCACAAAAATTAAACTCAGACCCGGCACACGGGCAGACATTGAGGCGATTTATGGGCAAGGACCAAAACATTCTTGCCGTGTGATGGCCGCTGATGTTAATGGCGAGGTTGCAGGTATTGGGGCGTTAGTGCGCCTTGAAAATGGGGCCTCATATATAGTAAGCTGTATAACAGATGGTTTGACTGGTAAGCAGTTCCCTTTGCACCGTGCCGCGCTCAAGATCATGCGGTGGGTGAAGGAGGAGGGGTTGAGTGAAGTGTTTGCTTTGCAGGACCCAGATTTAGACACAAGCCCAGTGTGGTTAGCCCGGTTGGGGTTTGAGGACATTGGCGAGCAAGAGAATTGGAGGGTTTGGCGATGGCGTCAGCCGCAGTAATGTTACTACCTGCTATCATGCAGGGAGTTGGCGGTATTATGGGTGCGTCCGACCAAGACGACGCCTTAAATGCACAAGCCAAACAGCTAGAGCGCCGGGGAACGGAAGCTTTGGCAACCTCTCAACGTCGTTCTATGGCTGAGCGTAAGAAGGGCGATATAGCGGCTTCAAAGTTTCGGGCTATTGCAGGCGCTTCGGGTGCTAGTGGTAAGGGTGTGTCTGACTTGGCTGCTGACTTGGAGAGCAGATCAGAGTACAATACAGCAACACAATTGTTTGAAGGACGTAGCGCACAGCAGGCCGGGTTTGCTCAGGCTGATGAACTGAGAGATCAGGGCGAACTGTTGAAAAAGAACGCTCTTATCGGTGCGTTTACGGGCACTTTAGGTAGCGCTGCAAGCAATGCGGGCAAATACGGATAAAGGTTTATTATGGTTACGCTGCCAACACAGAACGATTTAGGTTTTGCTGCTCCTCGCTCAAGCGCGGGGCAAACGAATATCAACGTGGGGGCTCGTGGCGGGACTGGCGAGGCGATCAAGTACGCGGGTCGAACGCTTCAGGGCGTCCTTGATGAGCGGCAAGATCGGGAATCTCGTTCTGAATTAGCGAATGCGAAGCTAGATTTTGCCAAGAAATCCTCCGAGATCCGTAGGGACTTTAGCGAACGGCAAGATTACGGTGTGTTTGAGCAGGAATACGAAACGCGTATCCAAGACGCTCGGGCGGAATCGTTAGGGCTCCTATCCAGTGGGCGCAACCGTGACGCATTCAATATTGATTCCGAACTATCCATTCTCCGTGGTGGCGATAATATCCATAAGATGGCTCGTGGGCTTGAGGTTGATAAAGGCCGTGCCGACCTACAAGGGATGATGTCTGACACGCGAGGGCTGTTTCTTGGTAGCGATGATCCTGCTGAGCGTGAGGAGTATCAGCGTGTGGTACAAGATGG